GCGCAAGACGCGGCGGGAGTTGTCAACGGAGACCCGGTACTGGTCGGCAGTACCAGCTACACCGTTACCCGTGCGCAGGCCGATAGCGAGGCCGGCGATGTACTGCTGACTTTGGATACTGTCTGATGTCACACGCCCGCCAGCAAATCCGTGAGGCACTTGCGGCTCGCGTCACCGGCCTGACGACGTGCGGCACGCGGGTATTCCAGTCGCGGATGGCGACGCAGGATGTGTTGCCGTGCTTGCTGATCACCACGAACGACGAAGAGATCAACCCTGGCACCATCGGCAACATTTACGAGCGGGTGCTATCAGTGAGCATCATCGGGCTGGCCAAGGCTACCGGAACTCTCGACGACACGCTGGACACAATCGCCGCAGAGGTGGAGGTAGCAATGTCAGCCGAATATTGGGCCGAACTCGTCGCCATAAATGTCGGCTTTGACGAAACGCTGGAAAAGCCCGTCGGCCGCATCGAATTAGTTTACCGCGTGACCTATCGCACTGCATCAAGCGTGCCTGGCACGATTTTGTAGCACCACGAAAGGAGAAACACAATGGCATCCGCCCGCAAATGGTCACAAGTCGCCGTCGCAATGCAGTCAGCGCTCGGCGCATCTCTCACAATCAACAGCCTGACAAAAGCCGTCGGTGGCGTCGTCACCACGTCATCGGCGCACGGCCTGTCCAACGGCGATTTCGTCGTGCTGGCAGTACAAGGCATGTGGCAGGTCAACGACCGCGTTTTCCGCGTCAGTTCAGCGTCGGGTTCGGTGTTCACCCTCGAAGGCGAAGACACCACCAACTACGACACCTTCTCCAGCGGCACCGCGCAGAAGATCACATTTGGCACATCGGTCACGTCGGCAACCACGCTGACGAGTTCGGGCGGTAACTTTGCAATGATCGACACGACGACAATTCATATGAATCAAAAGTCGCAGATTCCCGGCCTGCCGGATGCGGCGACGTTCGATATGGATAACATCTGGGACGTGTCTGATGCCGGCCTGATCGCCATGAAAGCAGCCTACGACGCCCAAGCGAAGCGCGCCTTCAAATTCACGTTCGGCACCGGCGGCCAGATCATGGTGTTCACTGGCTACGTTGGCGCCAACCTGCTTCCGGGTGGATCGGCGCAGCAACTGGTGACGACCAAGGCAGTCATCACGATGAGCGGCAGCCCAACCTACTTTGCGTCCTGATGGCTCTGGTCGACAAACTGCGCCGCGCGCGGGAATTCCAGGTCGAGACGGGCGGGTTCACCTTCACGCTGCGCCGTCCTACGGATGTCGAGTGGCTGGAGTTGGTCGAGTCAGGTAAAAGCACGGCGCGAACCGTGCTGGCCTATATCGTCGGATGGGAAGGCGTCAAGGAAATCGACCTCATTCCAGGCGGAGACCCGCACCCGCTGCCGTTCGATGCCGTGGCCTGTGCCGACTGGCTATCAGACCGAATCGACCTGCTGCCGCCGTTGCTGGATGGGTTCATGAAATCTTACGAATCCCATCTGGCGGCGCGGGCGGACGCGCAAAAAAACTGAGGAGCTGGCTTGAGCAGCAGCAGCTACCGCCGCAGCTCAGGCCAGCTACCCCGGACACCGGCACCGGCCTGGCAATCCGTGTATGGAACACTCTCGGCGGCCTTGATTGGGCAGGGCTGGAGACGGCGTGCGACGTTTTTGGCGTCTATGATATTGATCTAATGATTCACCGCCTGGTAGCGATTCGCGACTTTCAGGCGGAACAGGAGAGCTGACAATGGCCGATAACACCACAAGCGTCAAGATCACCGCCAACGCCAGCCAGTTTGAATCCGAGATGCGGCGTGTGGCGACGCTCGCCAGCAGTACCGGCGCATCGCTCACGAGCGCATTCAAAGGCGTTGGCCTTGCCCTTGCCGGAATTGGTTCCGGCCTCGCCCTGTCGACGCTCAAAGATAAATTCGACTCGATCATTGCGTCGGCGTCGCAGCTCAAGGAACTGAGCGACAAGACCGGGGCCAGCGTCGAGAATCTATCTGGGCTTGGCGCTGTCGCCAAGGTAACAGCCACAGACATGGGGCTTGTTACAGCCGCCATGAACAAGTTGTCGAAAGGCTTGCACGCTTCCGACGATGACGCCAAGGGAACTGGAAAGGCGCTGGAATTTCTCGGGCTGACGCTGAATAATTTGCGTGGCAAAGATAGCGCTGAAAACCTCAAGCTTGTTGCTGACAAGATGGACGAACTTGAGGACGGAACGGGAAAAGTTGCAATCGCAATGGCTCTGTTCGGAAAGAGCGGCGCCGAGATGCTGGCCTTCATGAAGGACTTGGCGCAGTCTGGTGACTTGGTTGTCAAGACAACCGAAGCGCAGGCGATCGCTGCAAAGAATTACGAGGAAGACCTGCGGCGCCTGACGGCAACCAAGGAGGCGCTTTACAAGACGGTAGCGCTTGAGCTGGCCCCTGCTTTCGATACATTCGTTCGTGCGCTTATCGGCGCCAAGAACGAAACTAATGGCATGATCCAGGCAGGAAAAGACCTTGCCGCAGATGGTTCTATCCGAGAATGGGGAATACAGGCGACGCAGGTGGCCGGATTCGTTATCGACGCATTTGATGGCGTCGCCCGTGTCATCAAAGGCGTGGGAATAACCTTTGGAGCCGCCGCTGCGCAGATTGGAGCCTTGGCAAACGGCAGTTTAAGCCAATTCAATGGTGTGGCAAAATCATATCGCGAGGACATGGACGCGCTGGCGAACAAGCCGATGTTTTCGCAAAAGCTGCAAGTCCAGACAGACGCACTGCGCGAGCATTGGGCACAGGTGGAAGCCGTCAAAAAGGCATACGCCAGCTTCCCGAAAGACATCCAAAATAAGGCGTTGAAATCGCTGGAAGCAAGTTTTTACGGCAGTGAGGGCGGAACGAAAAGCGCGTCCGGGTTCACCGCTGCCCCAGACCCGCGTAACGCAAAAGGATCAGGAAGCACCAAGATAGACGACTACACAAGGATTATCCAGATGCTCAACGAGAAAATAACCGTTGAGCAGGCCGCTATCGACTCGGTTGGAAAGCTGACGCAGGCAGAGAAGGAGTACGCGAAATACCAGGCCGACGTGGCGAGCGGCGCGATCAATATGACCGGCGCGCAAAAGAGCGTTGCTGATGCCTACTGGGAGGTCTACCGCGCCCGTGCACAACAGAAAGAATTCGACGCCGGCGTCGAGAAGCAGGTTGAGGCCACGCGCCAGCAAACCGTTGCCATCAATGATCGCATTCAGGCGTTGAAAACCGAAGCCGACACAGCAGGATTGACTGAGGCCGCTATTGCTGCAATGACAGCCTCGCGCCTAGAGGAAGCCATCGCCCTAGCCAGTTCGCGCGGTGCGACTGCTGATCAGATTGCGGTGCTTGAGGAAGAATTAGCCATCCGCAACAAGCTCTCATCAGCCATCGAGTCCCGTGACCTAGCCCGCGATCTGTCAATGACGAAAAGCGCCCAGGCCGCCCGCGACGAGGCCAAGCGGGCAGCGTATGACAGGGCGCTGGCGAACAAGGAAATCAGCGAGCAGCAGCATCAGGAATTGCTCGACACGATGAGCAAGGAAGGCGACGCCATGGGCGAATTCGCCAAGAAGGCCGCCCAGAATATGCAGGATGCGATGGCCAACTTTTTCATCGACCCGACGCAGAAGGGCATGAAGTCGATTGCTCAGTCATTCGGCGAGATGGTGCAGAAGATGATCGCCCAAGCGGCGGCGGCGCAGCTTGGAAAGCTGCTGTTTGGCGATATGGACAAAACTGGAAATCTGGGCGGCTGGCTTGGGAAAATTTTCGGGGCATCGTCAACGTCCTCGGCGTCTTCCGCACTCGACTTTTCTTCTATTTTCGATACCGGGCTGTTCGCCAATGGCGGCATCATGACCAGCGCCGGGCGTTTGCCGCTGAACACCTACGCAGGCGGTGGCGTTGCCAACCGGCCACAGCTCGCGATGTTCGGCGAGGGCCGCACGCCAGAAGCGTATGTCCCGCTCCCCGATGGACGCCGCATTCCGGTAGCAATGCAGGGCGGGAACAGCGGCATGAATATTACCCAACACATTACCGTCGGCGCGGACGCAGACAAGGCCGAAGTCAGGCGGGCTGCCGCAACAGGTGCGCGTTCTGTGCTTGGCTTGATGGCCGGCTCTCAGAGGTATTCGTAATGGCCGCCGATTTCCTCGAAGAGCGCATCAACGATCTGATTCGCTACGGCTCAAGCTGGGCGGATGATTTCGCCGTCGATATCGTGACATCCGCCGGCGGCCAGCAATACAGATCATTGCGCCACCCGTACCCGGTGCGGAAATTCGATATCAGCTACATGCTCGACTCGGCGACTACCTGGTCGGCACTGCTCGGGATCTACTACCGTGCCCATGGAAAGTTTGCCGGATTCCGCGCCCGTTGTTTTGACGAGTGGAGCAGCAACGGAGCCAAGGGCACGCCAACTGCACTAGATCAGGCGATGCTTCCGATATCGGCAGGCGTCTATCAATTGGCCAAGACCTACGGCACCGATAAGGCCGCGGGGGCGTCCGGATACACCGTTAGGCAAATTCGTAAGCCAGTCGCCGGAACTGTGCTGGTTGGCATCGGGTCCACGGCGATTCGCTCTGCTGACTGGTCGGTAGACACAACCACGGGACGCGTTACCTTCGCCGCCGATATCGCCGGGACAGTCACAAGCATTGGCCAGAGCGCATCTGCCGTCCTGACCATCGGCGCGCATTCATTTGTCACCGGAATGTCAGTGCAGATCAGCGGCGTGTCTGGCATGACCCAGATCAACGGATTACGCGCGCTGATTACCGGTACTGACGCGACCCATATCACCGTGGCTATCGACTCGTCAGCATTCAGCACCTACACCTCCGGGGGCGTTGTGCACACCCGCCCGCAAGTCGGTGAGTCAGTTACGGCGGGCTATGAATTCGATTACCCGGTCCGCTTCAATTCAACGCTGCCAGTCGGTCAGGACTACCCCGGATTCCGCCCGGTCGACGGCGTCGAACTGATCGAACTTTTGAACCCATGAAAACAACCGTTGCGCCTCCGGAAACGTCGGTTCTGTGCCTGCGGATATCCTGCGTCAACGGCACGACATTTCGCCTGACGCAGTATCCCGTCGACCTCGTGATGTCGAATTCGTCCGTCTATTCGGCAGTCATCGGTCACGACTTCACCAGCTTTGAAGCCACTGCCAGCTTCAGTCCGTCGTCATTCGATCTGTCCGGGATTCTGTCGGCACTCGGGATCACGTTTTCGACAGTGATGGACGGGACTCTTGATGGCGCTCGGTGCTACCTGTTCCGCACGAATTTCCTGGCGCCCGTCGAGGATTACGAGCCGATCACCTTGTCAATTCTTGGCAAGACGCGGCTGGAAGACGGGAAGTTCACGATTGAGGAAATGAGCCTGATCGACGCGCTGAATCAGCCCGCTGGCGGCTCTGTCCTGCCGTCATGCCCCAAGGTGTTCGGCGGGCAGGAATACGCCGGATGTATGAAAGTCGTTTCCCCTTCGTCAGGCACGATCACGCATGCGCCAAGCCAGTTTTCTGTCAGGGACTCCGCTAGGGCGGAAGCTGTCGACTGGTTCGGACTCGGGAAGATTTGGTTTACCACCGGGGCCAATGTCGGCATGAAGGCGCGCGAAATCAAGGATTACACGGCGGCCGGCTGGATCACTGTTTACGAGCCGTTCTATTATCCAGTGGCTGTAGGCGATTCTTACTTGATGCTTCCAGGCTGCCGCAAGCGGCGCGAAGACTGCCGCGACAAGTGGGCCAACATCGAGAATTTCGGCGGATTGGACGTGCCGACGACATCGAGTTATTCGCAGATCGGCAACAAGCAATGACGCCCGCCGAAATCATCGCCGCAGCACGCCAGGCACTCGGCACGAAGTTCAAGCACCAAGGCCGCACCGTTGGCCGGGGGCTGGATTGTGCGGGGTTGGCGCTGCACGTCGCCGCGGTGCTTGGCGTCGAGACAATCGACAGAGAAGGCTATGCGCGGCGGCCGTTCGATGGAATCCTCGAATCCATGCTTGACGCACAGCCGGGCCTTGAGCGTGTATTCGCCATGCTGCCCGGCGATATCCTGCTGATGCGGTTTGATGTCGGGCCGCAGCATTTGGGCATCTTTACCGGGGCCACCATCATTCACGCCTATGCCCCGCCCGGATTGGTTTGTGAACACGCAATGACGCCGGAGTGGGAATCCAGAGTAGTGAGAATCTACCGATTTCGCGGGGTGACTCATGGCTAAGTCAGTCGGCCAATGGGTTGGGACGATTGTTGGTGCGGTAATCGGTTTCTGGACCGGCGGCACGTCATACGTTGCGCTCGGCGCAGCGGTTGGCGGTGCCACTGGCGGGGCAATCGACCCGCCGAAAGGCCCCAAGATTGTCTGGCCACGACTTTCTGATCTCAGCGTCCAGACGGCATCTTATGGCGCGCCGATCCCCAGAGTCTACGGCACCGTCGGGCTGTATGGAAATGTTGTCTGGATAGAAAACAACCAACTTCTGGAAACCGAGAAGACCGAAGGCGGCGGCAAGGGCGGCGGCGGCAAGCCGGAGACGACAACCTACAGTTACTCTGTCACCTGCGCTATTCTGCTATGCGAAGGGCCAATTGTTGGCGTGCGCCGCATCTGGGCAGGGGCGAAACTGATCTACGACGCTGGCGACTCTACACCGGAGTCGATCATCGCCTCCAACGCGACGCTGGCCGGGATCACGATTTACAACGGCGATGATACCCAAATGCCGAACGCGCGGATGCAGATGACGCTCGGCGCCGGCAACGTGTCGGCATGGCGCGGTAAGGCATATGTCGTGATCGAGGATTTCCAGCTAGCCGATTACGGCAACTCCATGCTCGGCTGCCCGTTCAAATTCGAGGTAATGAGCGCGGCGACTTTCGACCAGTACAGTCAGCCGACCTATGTTCCCGAATATGCCTTCCCGCAGTTTTCGAGCTATGGGCCGATTCTCGGTCGTATCGAATCCGGGACGATGAAATTTGACCATCTCGGGCGCACCTACACGCTTTCGGCAAACGGTACGTTAGTCAACGAGGCCGCATCCGACCTCGGCACATTCCCGACGTGGGGACATATCGGGATGCTCGGAAACAAAAGCGTTGATTTTGTTCTGAGCGGACTTTATGACGGTTGGCTGTATGTTGGGGGAGTCGGGCTTATGTACCATTACCCGACAAACGCCACACTTCCGGCCGGCGTGTGGCACATGATGGGCGCCGCCGTCGACAAGGCTGGCACGCGGCTATATGTGCTGGCGCACAGAGAGAGCGATCATACTGACTGGCTACAAATCTATGATGATGATTTGAATCTGCTGTCGCAGGGAAGTCAAAGCGCCTACCAGTTCGTATTCAATGCGGGGTCATATCCGTTAGTGCAGGGCACGTCCGAGGTATTCACCGTCGAGGAAGGCGGGAATTATCTCTGGTACGTGAACGCTTTCCCCGGGACGGTTTCGGTGTACCCGATTTCATCCGGCGTGGTCGGGTCCGCGCAGCACACATTTGTGTACGGGACCACGCCATTCATGGGGCCGCACGGTTCGCACCTGACCATTGCCGCCGCCGATGCCATGTGCTGGGGAGCGCATGACGGCGGCGGAATGTTCATCTTTTCGCGGGCGATCACCTGTACCCCGGCTTTGGTCGACCTGTCTGATATCGTCACAGCCGAATGCCTGTCGACCGGCTATCTGTCATCTGGCGATTTGGACACCAGCACCCTTACGGCACAGATCAGAGGCTACCGGATTGCCAACAATTCAGCGATTCGCGCCGCGCTGGAGGCCCTTCAAGCCCCGTTCCCGTTCGACGTGATTCAGGATGGCTACAAGATAAAATTCGTCAAGCGTGGGGCCAATAGCGTGGCAACAGTGGCATATGACGACATGGCGGCCACGGCATCGGCTGCAAGCAGCAATCCGCGCATCACGACAAGCCGTGAAATGGATGCGCAACTGCCGCGCCGCATCGAGGTCACTTACTTCGACGCCTCCCGCGAATACGACACCGGAGAGCAGGCAGCCGAACGGCTGAACAGCACCGGCACGGGAATCCTCAAGATCGAGGTGCCGATTGTCATGACTGCCGACGAGGGCGCGCAGTGTGCTGACATGCTGCTGTATCTCTACCATCTGGAGCGGCTCGATGTTGAATTCGTCGTGCCGATGTGCGACCCATACAACAAGCTACAGCCGGCTGACCCGGTTACTGTTGTCACTCCGGATGCCACCTACTTCGTCCGCATAACCAGCATAACGCAGGAATCTGACAGGACCGTCAAGATTACCGCGCGCCTGGCTGACGTGGCTTTGTACTCTCCGACATCTGTGGGGGCCGTGTCTAATGTACTGTCTCGCCCGATTTCGCTAACCGGGCCGTCACTACTGACAATCCTCGACATTCCAACGATTTCATCGGACAACGAAATCCCCGGACTTGTGCTGGCCGGGCGCGGCGCTTATTCCGGGTGGAGGGGAGGCGATGTTATGCGCTCGGATGATGGCGGCGTGTCGTGGATTTCGCAAGCGTGGATATCTGCGCCAGGGGCGACTGCGGCAGTGGCGTCCAACTATCTCGGCACTGGGCCAACGAACGCGATGGATGTCTCCAGCGTCCTCAATGTAGCGTTGTTGTCCGGAAGTATTTCAAGCGTTTCCGAGATGGCGCTATTCAATGGCGCAAACCACTTTGCTTATGGCGAGCCTGGCCGCTGGGAGATTATCGCGGCGCGCACCGTGGCATTGCAGTCCGATGGCACCTATAACTTGAGTAATCTTCTGCGCGGTCGATTCGGCACCGAGTGGGCGATGACGACGCATATAGCGCTTGACGACGTGATACTGCTCACGTCCGGATCGCTCAATTTCACCGACCAGCCAACTTCGTCAATCGGCTCTGCGCGGCAATGGACGATTCTAGGCTATGGCGACTCGGGGGCACAGCAGAATTCGCGCACATTCACGTACGCCGGCGAAAACCTCGAATGTCTGCCTCCTGTGTATGCAAAGGGATACAAAAACGCCAGCAATGACTTTGTGATGGAGTGGCTGCGCCGATCAAGGACGGATTCAGCCTGGCGAGATTATGTTGATTGCGACATGGGTGAAGCCAGCGAAGCCTATCAGGTCGAAATATATGAGGACGACACATACGCGACGATCAAGCGCACGATCACGGGGCTGACGACTCCCGCAGCCACTTACACTTCGGCGCAACAAACAACTGATTTTGGATCTGTTCAGCGCTATCTGTTTGCCAAAATTTACCAGGTTTCAGCAAACGTCGGAACGGGGTATGAATGCCGAGCATTTATCGGAAACCCGAAATTGCAATCAATCAAGTCTTTAATCCATTTCGACGGAACTGGCGGCGACATTTATTTTGCAAATGTGTCTTTGCTAATGCACATGGACGACACCGGGCTAACGGATGTCACAGGCAAGACCATTACTCTTAACGGCGGCGCGGCGCGGTCGGCAACACAATCGCAATTTGGCGGATATTCAGCGTATTTTGATGGCGCGGGCGATTATCTTTCAACGCCAGGCCACGCGGGATTAAGCTTCGGAAGCGGAGATTTTACAATTGAAGGATTTGTTTATTTAACCAGCAATACCAGTTTGCAAGTGGTTTTTGATACACGAGGAACAGCAGCTGATTATGCCTGCGCGCTTGTGTTTTCAATAACATCGTCTGGCAAACTTCGGTTATCCGCCAATTCTTCAGCCGCTGATACTAATGGCATCGGGTGGGATATAGACGTCACCGGGTCAACAACTGTAACAACCGGCGCTTTTCATCATATAGCCGCAGTCAGATATGGTAATGCTTTTTCCGTATATCTTGATGGTGTGGCAGACGCTACTGGCACATGGTCCGGAACGGTCGGAACTGGTGCGGCTAATGTGTTTATAGGGGCTGGTGTGAGTGGCGTCGGAACGCTTGGTTATTTCCTCAATGGGTATCTTGACGAGTTCAGAATTACAAAAGGAGTTGCACGATACACGGCAACATTTACGCCGGACGCTGCGGCTTTTTCGAATTCGGTTCCATCGGCAATCGTGGACAGTGCTGGCAATTCGATTGCCGTCACAGGAGCTGCCGGAATCATAGACACAGACAGCCAATTCGGCGGCGCATGTTTGCTTGCAAAGCAGTCTGCCGGGTATATCAGCACGCCGCAAATTCTTCTGTCCGACACAAAATGGGTTGTCGATTTCTGGGTGAAACCCGTAAGTATCGGCGGGGCCACGTATAGCGGAATTTTACAATTCGGCCAGGCGGCTGATGGTACTGGCGGATTCTGTGTGGTGACTCGCTACGACGGACTTGCGATGTGCTTTTTCGCTTATAGCGTCGCCATAACTGGCGATAACCTATCCACATCAGCTTTTCGGCATTGCTTTATCCAGCGGAATGGTAACTATCTGACGATGGGAACGAACGGAACTACGGGGGCCGGCAGAACCGTCTCTGGTACAACCGATTTTGTGCCCAGCGTCAAACGCACTTTCGACATCGGGTACGCTAATGTGACGTATATAGACCCGCGAGACGTAAAAATTGATGAGTTTCAAGTGCGCATTGGGGAGGCACCTTACCCAACCGGCGATTATACCGCGTACACCATTCCAACCTCTGCATTCGATAACCCTTGAGCAATAAATAAATGTCCAACTCCACCAGAACTTTTGACGGGCTCATTCAGAGCCAGTCAAGCAAAGAAGTTACGGCGAACGCGCTTTTTGATGCCCTGAGCCAGGCGTCCACATACGGCCGCAGGGAGTCTGTATGCGCTGGCCTTGTGTTCGGCATCTACGGCGGCAATGTCGTGCTGGCAAGCGGGGCGCTGTCGCAGATCGCCAACACCACAGCGACGATGACGGCGTCGACCACCAATTACATCGTCGCGAAGAAAGCGGACGGGGTTGTATCCACGTCGACCGCGACCACGAATTGGAACAACCTCGCCGAATACTGGAGGCTGTATTCAGTCGTCACGGGCACGGCAACAGTCACCAGCTACACCGACTCGCGCGAGATCGGGCGCTTTCTCGGCGGCGACGCCACGACACGGTTCCGCGTGCCGGTCACGAAGACAACCGCGTTCACGGTTGCGGATCATGAAGACGACATCATTGTCAACGGATCGGCATCGGTAACAGCAACACTGCCGACAGCGTCGGCATAC